GGAAGAAATGCTGTTTAGCCACCAACCACACCCTGATTGAACTAGAAACTGCTATCAAAGTTCTTGGCTATCGAGTTATGGTTGCTGCTAAACTGAGAAACCTCAAAGAAGTTGTTGTTGGTTGGCTCTTTGAACTTGATACGCTTTAAGTAACTGGTATGTGAAGTGATCTCACGCCCACAAAACTCCATCCAACAGGATGAAGCGAGTGACTTGGAGAGGTTGATTTCAACTTCCGATCTTCTCATTAAATCGAGATAGAAAGGTCGCATACCGTCAACCATGACGATGTCATCTCCGACAATTCTAAAACATTGTCGGGGAAGGCCTAGGTTATGGCCTGCCGAACATGCATCTTCCCAAGCCCTAAGAGCGATGAGATTGTGTTGGATCCCCAACAAAGCGAAAGATGGATAGGTTCCGAGAGGTTGTCCGCATGACCATGCGACCAACTCCTCTTTACCTTTATCATCGCGATGTAACCACGGGGACCTGGAGGCTTCGATAAACAGTTGCCATTCAAGATTTCCAGACAAGTCTGGAGAGAGTGTCTCTAATGCTTGGATAACATCCAAGAAAGGAAGTGTATCTGTTGCGGCGGTCAAATCCGCACCAAACAGTGGCTTCCCATTAGATAGTTGGTCTTTCACCCAACGGACTCCTTCGTCTTGATCGAATGTGGCATCTGTGTCAAAGCTCCTTAGTAAATCGTATAAGCATCGGCCCAAAGGTCGGAGATAGTGTTGAAGAACCCGATTAGGGTTCGCTATCACACGAGACTTTAAAGAGGGCTCCTGAATGTACGAGATACGTCCAACGACTTCACAACCTGGTAAGAACAAGCCATCGATGAACCCTTCTTCTTCACCAAGCAAGTCGGGAGGCACTATGTCTAGTGCGCCCTTCTTTCGAAGGTAACGTAAAACGCATAGGGGTGTTGCTAGCATACTTTCGGCTAAGCCGAGTACTCTAGCCTCATCACTAGTGGCCCACTTAGGTGGCCTATACGTTTTACCTTCTAACCCTGGCCACGATTTTGTGGTCATGGAAGCTAGTGAAGGTGGTAGGGGACGTAAAGTTTTCAAGCGATCAGTAACCAACCTGTTTACTCGTTCCGAAAGAATCTTACGATTCTTAGCGCTACGGAACAGGATGTCGACACGCTCAGTCGGGGGTTGTTTTAGCAAACCCTTCATGAACTTCTTGACCTGATTTCTCGTTACCTTTACTTCCTTGTAGACAGTATGGAGGCTTAGCACCGCTAGAGCTTTCTGAGGATTCTTTATTTCAAAGACCCTCCTCCAGATTCCTAACGGACCTCCATCTTTCGCCCTTCTGAACCATTGCGGGGAAAACCCTTCATGGCCAGACTTACGCTGGATATACCAGTTGTGTAAGCCTTTCAGTCGGTCAACTGTCCACTCTCTACCAGAAGATCTCTCCCAGGTGCTAACCTGGTTGAGCAACTGATGGATTGACTCTTTCGGCAGCCCAAGTGAACTGAGTACCTTACACGCCACGTCTGCAGTTGTCATTTCTGACATAGCAACTCCTCCTTTATAGGATATAGTTGTTCTGCACACAGTCGTAAAAGGATCTGTGTCACCCAGTTGTCGAAT